CCCCATTGCTACTAGCAAAAATAAGAGGAATCACACAACATATTTGCGAGTAACTCTCTTCTTAAACGGAGAACGCCACTACAAGCAAGTTCACCGTTTGGTTGCTGAGGCATTCTGCACAAATCCAAATGGATTGCCCGAAGTAGATCATAAAGACAACAATGGGTTAAATAACAAAAGTACAAATCTGGAATGGGTAACTCGTTCTCAGAATATCCAAAGATCGTTCGACAGAAATGCAAAAGCAAAACTTGCTGTTTGCAGTCGTGGTGGAAAACTTGGGGGGGCAACCAAGCAAACCAATGCCACTTTGAGATATAAAAAAATGCTCGGAGCTCGTTTTCAAAAATTCTTTACATGCGGTGAGCTACACGAACACGCCGCAGTTCGTTATACCTGTGCTTGTGGCACACCGCGTACCGCCACCATCATGGCAAGAGAGTTACGAACCCATAAAGGCAAATGCCCTGTCTGCACCAATACTGTAAACAGATCCCAACCATCACTGGAGTAACCCATGGAACAAAAAGGAGTCGTGCCTTTGGTTCTTGATGATGGACTGGTCGAGGAAGTTTCTTTCTCCACCTACAACGTAGCGATGATCAATTCAATCGACACGCGGTATAAGAGTCTTCGTCAAGAATCAAAGGCACCTTAGCTTACATTTGCCCTCACCTATCAGGGAACGTACATAACCCTGATGAAAAATTGCGGCTTTTCCGAAAGCAAAGCTCGCATGGTGGAGACCAAATACCAAGAGCTTTACAAGGCCAGCATTGCTTGGGTTCAGAGCAAACTCGACCAAGCAGGTAAGGATGGCTACGTTACCGGAGCTTTTGGATTGAGGATCCGCACACCACTGCTCAAGCAGGTCATCCGTGGCAACCGACGTACACCTTTTGAGGCTGAAGCCGAGGGACGTACAGCAGGCAATGCCTTGGGTCAGTCGTGGTGCTTGCTCAACAACCGAGCTTGTTCGGAGTTCATGGGCAAGGTTCGGAGCAGCAAACATCGTCATGCCATCCGTCCGATTGCCCACATCCACGATGCCCAGTACTACATGATCAAAGATGACCTTGAGGTACTGAGCTACACCAACAAACATCTAGTGAAAGCCGTACAATGGCAGGACCATCCTGACATTTGGCATGATCAGGTCAAGTTGGGTGGCGAACTCAGTGTGTTCTGGCCATCGTGGGAGAAGGAGATCACGATCCCAAACGGCATTGAAGGTGAGGCCATTGTTGAGGTCATCAACAAGGCCCTTGAACCCAAAACATAAGTTCGATTTTCCCATCAACTCACGGGGCCAGCGTGCCCCATTTTTCGTTGGAGTATCCATGAGCGACAAGCAAAAACACTACCACCTGATCTCTGCCTTGATCATGTTCGTTCCCAAAGATGAGAAGGCTCAAGGGGGCTACGCCCCGGTTCCAGTCAATGCTGTGCTGACCACGACCAGCAAGGATCTGACCCGCCATGACATTGGCCGTGCCCAGCAAGCTGCCCAGATGACCTTGTTCGGTCAACTGGAAGGCGAAGCCACCAAGATCCAGGTGCTCAACGTGGTGATCACGAACATGACTTACATGGGACTGATGACTCAAGCAGAGTACGAGGCCAAGCCTGAACCCGTCTTGGAAGTCAAGCCCGAGGACACCTTCAAATGAACCAGGACAAAAAACTCTCTGGTGGCTTCAACAGCTACTACTTGGTTGAGGTGACCTATCCCCAACGCAAGAACCAAGTGCCCTATGTTGCAGAGTGCGAGGACATCACCGATGCCCTCGGTCTGACTCCTGATGAGTTCTGCATCTTCAAGTCCATTTGGCGTAATGCCATGGCTCGCAAGGGTCATGGCAAACCCGGCAACACGTCGATCTACGATGCGGAAAAGCAAGTGCATTACGCCAACCGCATCTTGCGTAAAGCCTTGATCGCACAGGCTCCTGAACCAGCCCCGTCCAAAGATGAACCCACAAACTACATCGGAGGCATGCCATGAGCACACGTCATGCAGTGACCAATGAACACAACGTACCTTTGGCCTTGGCCGTTTGGCTCCTGGCTGACGATTACGACTATGTGAATGAGCCGAATTACATCTCGGTGACCTCACTACTCAAACCCTTGCGTCAAATCGTCTTGTCTCATCGTGTGCCTCATGACATGAAGAAGGCAGCTGACGTATCGGATTTTCTGGCTCGTCGTATGGGGCAGTCTTTGCACAACTCCATTGAGCATGCCTGGTTGCACAAGTACAAGCAGTCATTGTCTCTATTGGGTTACCCAGATCAGGTGATCAACAAGGTGGTCATCAACCCGACCAAGGAACAGTTGCTGGCTGATCCAGATGCCATCCCAATCTACCTGGAGAAACGCGATACGAAGCGGGTTGGCAAATGGCTGATCGGTGGCAAGTTCGACATGGTGGCCCAAGGTAAGGTGATGGATTTCAAGTCCACCTCAACCTATGTGTGGACTCGTGGTACTCGGGACTCCGAGCACATCTTGCAAGGCAGCTTGTACAGGATGATCCACCCCGAGATCATCACCGAAGACACCATGGAGATTGCCTACATCTTCAAGGACTGGAACAAGAACATGGCCCTCAACAACAAGGCTTACCCTCAGCGACCGCTGATGCCTAAGACCTTGGATTTGATGAGCATTGAGGATTCTGAAACCTGGGCCAAGCGCAAGCTCGAATTGATCGAGAAATATTGGGATGCTCCTGAAAAGGAAATCCCCGAGTGCTCAAATGAAGACCTCTGGTTTGGTGAACCGAAGTTCAAATACTTTGGTGATCCAGCAAAAGCCAAAGAGCCGGGTGCTCGTTCGACCAAAAACTTTGACACGCTTTCCGAAGCCAATCAGCACAAGGCTGATAAGGGCAAGGGCATTGTGATCACAGCTTTTGGTTCGCCCAAACGTTGCAAGGACTATTGCGACGCCTTCCCAATCTGCACACAGAAGGACCAGTACCAACATGATTGACCTCACTGGTGTTACCCACCATCCGGTCATCGAAGAAATCTGCGACGTGATCTGTGCCAAAACACAGAACACGGATCGTGGATTCTTCCGCGTGGAAGTTGCTTACTTCCTCGCCAAGATGGCCAGCAGTATGCGAGCGACAGTCGTTACTCGTGACCGGGGCGAAGTCCCCATCAACGTCTATGCCGTGGCCTTGGCCTCATCCGGCTATGGCAAGGGCCACTCTGTGGCCATCATGGAAGGAGAATTCATCAAGGGGTTCAAGACTCGGTTCATGCAGGACACCATGCCTGCTGTGGCCGATGCTCACCTATGGGACATTGCCAATGCCCGTGCTGCTCGCAACTCGTCAGATGCCCAAGACGAGTACGACAAGGTGAACAAGGAATGGCGTAGTGCAGGTGCTTTCGCCTTCACGTTTGACTCGGGCACCAGTCCAGCAGTCAAGCAATTGCGTCACAAGTTGATCCTGTCGAACGTGGGTTCGATCAACATGCAGATTGACGAAATCGGGTCCAACCTGATTGCCAACGTCGATGTGCTGACCCTGTTCCTGGAACTGTATGACCAGGGTTTGGTCAAGCAGAAGCTGACCAAAAACACGGCAGAGAACCAACGAGGTGAAGAGGTGGACGGCAAGACGCCGACCAACGTGCTGCTCTTTGGTACCCCAGTCAAGTTGCTGGACGGTGGCCAAACCGAAGATCAGTTCTACTCCTTTTTGGAGACGGGCTATGCACGTCGTTCGCTGTTTGCTCATGGCAAGCAAACCATGTTGGCCAGCAACACTCAGACTGCGGCTGAAATCTACACCCGGATGACGAATCCCACCAACAACCAAGCGACAGCCAAGTGGGCTGATCACTTCCACAACTTGGCTGAAGCAGCCATGTACGGTTGGAAGGTGACCATGCCTGATGTGGAAGCAATCAAGCTGCTTGAATACAAGATCAACTGCGAGAACGTTGCCAATGCCTTACCGGATCACGAAGAGATCCGCAAAGCCGAACTCAGCCATCGCTACTTCAAAGCCTTGAAGATAGCTGGTGCACTGGCCTTTGTGGACCGTGCCATTGAAGTCTCTATGGACCATCTTATGCAATCAATCTTGTTGGTAGAAGAATCTGGTGCAGCCTTTCAGGAGATCCTGAATCGGGAAAAGAACTACGTCAAACTGGCCCGCTACATCGCATCATGTGGCACCGAACTGACTCATGCTGACTTGCATGAAAACCTGCCCTTCTACAAGAGCGGCATCGGTGCTCGCAATGAGATGATGACCCTGGCTACAGCCTGGGGTTACAAGCAGCACATCTCGATCAAGAAGACCTTCGTGGACGGCATTGAATTCTTCAAGGGAGAAATGCTTCAACGCACCAACCTTGACGAAATGCTCGTGGCCTACAGTGACCACTATGCATACGAGTATGCAGGTGAACAAGTGCCCTTTGAGCAGTTGTCTCAGTTGACTCAGGCACCTGGGTTTCACTGGATCAACCACCACGTCAAGAACGGTCACCGTGCCGAGGAAAACGTCATTCCCGGCTTCAACATGATCGTCATTGACGTGGATGGCGGGGTGTCTTTGAACACCTGTCATGAACTGTTGAAAGACTACAAGTTCATGACCTACACCACCAAGCGTCATACGGATGAAGAGAACCGCTTCCGTCTCATCATCCCGATGAACTACACCTTGAAGCTCGATAGCGACGAGTACAAGGAGTTCATGAATTCCTTCATGGCTTGGCTCCCCTTCAAGACGGACGAGTCTGCAAATCAACGAGCCAAAAAGTGGGAGACCTTCGCTGGTCAGTACCACTACAATTTGGAAGCCGAGTTGCTGGACGTGCTGCCCTTCATCCCAAAGACCACCAAGAACGAAGAGTTCAATCAGTCTTTGCAGAAGGTGGCTTCTCTGGACAATCTGGAACGGTGGTTTGCTTCCCGGATGGCCAGTGGCAATCGCAACAACCAGATGATCAAGTTCGCCTTGGCCCTTGTGGACAGTGGCATGAACCTGATCGAGGTCCAAAAAGCCGTGCTCAGCTTCAACGACAAGCTTTCCAACAAGCTGGCCGAAGATGAGATCAACAGCACGATCATGGTCACAGTCGGCAAACGCCTATCTAGCAAGTGATGGGCTGTCCCATCTCTTTCCTTGCTTTGGAGATGGGACACACAACGGAGATACCTATGAGTGATGAATTGAATCAAGACGATGTACCCACACTGGGCGACATCAACGATCAGCTTGTGCTGATTGCTGGACAATCCACAGCGGGCAAATCGGCCAGCTTGCGTAACATCCGGAACCAAGAGAAGTGGCTCTATCTGAACACTGAAGCTGGCAAACGCTTGCCGTTCAAGAACACCTTCCAGAACTACCGGATCACGGACCCTTACCAAATCTGGGATGCCTTTGACTATGGCACCAACAATCCAGATGTGGACGGCATCATCATCGACACGGCCACCTTCATGATGGACATGTTTGAAACGATGTACGTGATCAACTCAGCCAACACCATGAAAGGTTGGAGTGACTTCGCTCAATTCTTCAAGACGCTGATGCAGCAGAAGGTCACGCTCTTTGGAAAGCCTGTGATCATCCTGGCTCACACTCGTGAAGACACTGACGAGACCACGGCAGAAAAAGTCGTGGCCGTGCCTGTTAAAGGCTCCTTGCGCAACAACGGCGTGGAAGCCTACTTCTCAACCGTGGTAGCTGCTAAACGCATGACCATCAAAGAGTTGGAAAAGCACGGATTCGATCCCGAGTTGCTGCACATCTCCGAGGAAGAAAAAGATTTGGGCGTCAAGCACGTCTTCCAAACCAACATCACCAAAAATACCAAGGGTGAGCGAATTCGCTCTCCTATTGGCATGTTCACGAAGTCTCAGACTTACATGGACAACGACGCGCAAATCTTGCTGGATCACCTCCACAAGTTCTACGCATAACCACCAAACTGAACCAAGGAAAAAACATGAGCAATTTGTTCGGCAATCTGAAAACTGAAGGTCTGGAAGCAGTTACTGATCGTGTGGGAGGTGACTTCAGCTTTGACACCGATGTGTACAAAGCCAAGGTGAAAGTTGCCTATCTGGGCAAGTCTCCCAAGGGTGCCCACTTCCTGGGCTTGACCTTTCTGATGCCTGATGGTCGTGAGTACAACGAAGACGTGTACTTCACCAACCGAGATGGCGACAACTTCTACGTGGTCAAGAAGGACGGCAAGCCCACCGACAAGAAGGCACCGCTGCCCGGTTTCACTCTGGTCAACGATCTGCTGCTGGTGACCACAGGCAAGCAACTGTCGGAGCTGACCTCCGATGATGTGGAAGAGCGTGTCATCAAGCTGTATGACCGCAACGAGAAAAAGGAAATGCCCACCAAGGTCAACATGGTGGCAAGCCTGCTCGATGCAGAAGTGGGCATTGCCGTCCAGAAGTCTGAAGAGACCCAGATGGAAAAGGACAGCGAGGGCTTTTACACCATCCCCACTGACAAGAGCCGTTTCACCAACAACATTGAGAAGATGTTGGTACCCGCCAGCCTGCACACGGTCAGCGAAGCCACCAATGGCAACGATGCCGAATGGGCAACCAAGTGGGCACAAAAGAACAAGGGTGCCGTCCGTGACAAGAAGTACAAAGGCAACGCCGCTGTGAAGTCTGGTATGCCTGGACGTGCTCCTGCCGCTGGTGGCACTGCCCCGCAACAAACGGGCGCTGCTCCTGCCCGTACCTCGTTGTTCCCAGGTCGCAAAAGCTAAAGGCTGAGCGATGCTGAACCAAGGGAGAGCAATCTCCCTTCCTCAGAAGTGGACCGTTCGTGTACCGACGAGCGTTGTCCTTGTAGGCAAGAGAACCGATGATCGTAAGATTTACCTCAACTTGAACTGGTACAGGAATGAAAACTTTCATACCCTGAACAAAGTGAAAGTGACTTTTGCAGAACTGGTGTCTAAGGACATTCAGCATCTGCCGAAGTTTGAGGCGGTTCATCTTGTCTATGAGGTGTTCGCCGGTACATCCAGAGAGTTTGACGTTGCCAATGTAGGCAGCATTGTTGATAAATTTTTCAGTGATGCACTTGTCAGTGCAGACAAACTGGAAGACGACAACTACAATGTTGTCTTATCGGCTAGTTATCGCTTTGGGGGTATCAGGAAAGGCGACCCTCATTGCCTGGTCCACATTCAACCCGTCCTTTCAATCCCAATCTCAACAGGAGAAAACATGCAAATCATCCTCGTCCAGCACGAAATCGAAACCGCTCTGCGTAACCACGTCACTTCGCTTCTGCAAGTGCGTGAGGGCAACCGCATCGATATCACGCTGAAGGCCACTCGTGGCGAAGAAGGCTCTACAGCCCTGATCGACATCGTGCCTGACAACACGGTTGCCGTGGGTCAAGCTGTGATCTCATCCGCTGCCACTGTTACCCAGACAGCTGCTCGTCCCGTTGTGCGTGGCTTGAGTCCCCAGCGTTCTTCCGCTGCTGCCATTTCACCCGAACCGGAAGCCGTTGCAGAAGCCGCAGGCCAAGCCTCTTCGGGCGATGCTCAAGCTGACACCGCTACCGCTACCGCCACTGGCGACGTTGCACAGGGCGAGGCAGATCAAGCAGCTACCGGTACCGACTCTGCTCAAGGAAGTGCCCGTCCTACCGGCCTGTTTGCCCACCTCAAGAAACCTGCTGCAACTGCTCAGGTTAGCGAAGGCTGACCTTGTTCGAATTCAGTAAGATCATCCTCGTGGTGATTGCACTGATTGCGATCATTGGTCTGCTTACAGTGGCAATTGTCACGATTGCGCCATACGTGGCAACAGCAGTGGTTGTCTACTGCGTTATCAGAGTGATCGTGGGCTGGGATTGACCCAGCCAAGCAACCAAAGAAAGCGGCCCCATCATCGGGGCCGTTTTCTTTTACGGTCAGTTCATGAGGTTCACCCAAGGATTGAGTGACAGGGCATGCAAGCCTTGACCCAAGCCCATGGAGTAGCCCAGACGACCATCCCCCACCACCGCTAACAGGTTGTCCTGAATCGGGGTACCCAAACCAATTTGATCCAGGTCCATCGCACTAGCCCCACCCATTGCCAGCAAAGCATGCAGAGGGTTGTTGCGAATGATGGAAGCAGCCACCTTCACCGAACGGACCTTGAAGTTGTAGAACCACAGCAAGCCATTGTTCTCAAGTGCCCCACGGGTACGACCTGGCAAACGATCGTAGTTGACGAATTCCTCTGAGACCTTAGCCAAAGCCTCTTTCGAATCCATCTTCTTGGTCTCGGTCAGATGATCGTAGATGATGGCCTTACCCAAGAAATCGCCATATTCCACTGCCTTCTGCAATCCTTGGAACAAGGCCGTGTCCTTGGCGACCACAGCATACTTGCCCAGAGTCTTGGCTTCTTGAGGCAGCTTCTCCGTCAGGCTTTCAATGTAGGCATTGAGACGCCCTTCAGTCAGCATGATGTCCTCTCGGCTGATACCCGCATCAGAGATGGCTGAGAACTCACCAGCTTCGATCAGCGGCCAGATTGACATGCGACGATGACTATCCTCAATGGCCTTGATTTCAGCAGCCAGCTTGCGGGACTTCACCACATCATCCTTAGCCGCCATCAACTCAGCTTCGGCTTCGATCTTACGAAGACGGGTCTTGGTGTACTCATTGACTTCTGTCACCTTCTTGGGAATGCCACGCAAGATGCGAGCCATAGGCACGCCTCGTGTGATCAACTGCAAGATGTTGGAAGCAAGGTTGGCAGCAGGCACGATCACCGACTTCACCACGATCAGCACGCGAGCATCCTTGACGTAGTTCTGCAAGGTGGTCTCTGTATTGACCATGTAGCGATATGCCTGATTGCCAAACACTGCCATGCCCAGGTTACGCACCTGATCCATGGTGTTTTGCGACCAGCGGGTTACACCTGTCCAGGAATCACCCACCGAAGCCTCACGGTAGCCCAGCACGTCATTGAGCAAGCCACGGTTGACCATGAACTTATCGCCAAATTTGCTCTTGATCATGTCCCTAACTTGAGGATTGATCAGGCGCATGGCGTCGATCACTACCTTGTCATCAGCCTCCTTAAAGACATCGACAAACTCATCTTTACGGCCTTCCTTCTTACCCTGGACGTACATGTCATACAGACGCTCAACAAGGATTTCGTTGGTGATCTGACCTTCGTTTTCTTCCACTTGACGACCACGCCACACACCGATCATCCGAGCTGCATTGGTGTCTTGAGCCAAAGCAGCCAGCTTATCCGTGTCCATGCTGCGTTCAAATGCCACAACCTTACCGCTGTCTTCAAAGACGGGAAGCACGTGCTCCACAGCCCGTTCCTTGCTCATCTGAGCAGCCATCCTCTTGACGGTGTACGGATCACGGATAACGCCTGCCACCGTGTTGCCCATCGTGTAACCGGTGTTTACGTCCACCCCACCAGATGTTTGACGAACGTGCTGAATCAGACCTTGCGAAAACGGCGACTTGGGGTTCACGTCAATGTAGTAGTAGCTACGCTTTGAACGGGTATCCAGGGACGAGCCTTGGTAGTCTCCGATCAAGGTATAGCCCTGAGAGATCAACTCCACATAGCGGCTGTCCTCAGCCACGATCACATTGCCATTGGCTGTTTGCACCGATGGAATGTAGCCCTTGTAGTGGTTGGCCTGAGCCATCGACAAAGAAGACTTGCGAAGCTCTTCCTGGCGTTGACCCTTCATGTACGACAGCATGAAGTGCACACCCTTTTGTTCCGAGGCAACGATCTCCTTGAGAGTCTTGCGGGTCTGGGCATCCAGACTTTGCAAGGCATACAGAGACACAAGCTTGTCAATCTCAGAGATGGTCTGAGCCGTGGGAGCAGAGTAAGTGCTTTGATCCACCAAACCAAACAGCTGAGAGATGGCATAGGCGTTACGAAGCAACCACGGCCCCGGCTTACCGGTGTTCATGTAATCTGCCAATTGCTTGGATTTGGACTGGATCAAGGACCAATGCTTTTTGTCCGATGCCTCAATGCTTTGTTCCAGATCCTTGATCTGTTTAAGCATCTTTTTGTCGTCAGCAATGACATCAAAGATTTCTTGCATCGAAGCCGATGTACCCAAAGCGGTCAGATCAGTTTTGCCCAGAGCACGATAGAGCACAGTCATTTCCTCTTCCGTCATGGGACGAGAGAACTGTTTCATGATCACCGAGGGCAGGTTCTCACGGTATTGCTGGCGAGTAGCTTGCACCCGATTGCGAACCCACTTCACCATGTCCACCACAGTGGAATTGGAAGCTGTGCGACCAATGATGTCATTCATGAAGCTACGGAAAGCATCGTTCATGCCCGTGCGATTCATGGCAGAAAGAACCCCTTCAGCAGCCAGATTAGCCTGCTTCTCGTTGACCAGAGCAGCCGCCAGCTTGACCGTTTCGTTGAGCTTGTTGGTAACACTGTTGGTATGGGCCTTGTAGAGCTTCTCGCTCATGTTTACAGCCTTTTCGCTCAGCGACTGCATAGCTTGCACCACGTAATCGTTGGCCGAGTCGATCATCGACCCTACCTTGTTGACCTCTTGCTCCACTCGGCTTTCGCCTTGTTGGGCAGATTGGATCAGTTGGTCCACCAAGGCATCCATGCCAGCCAGAGTCGAGCCTTCCGGGATCTTCACTACCCGAGTACGCAGAGACTCCATAGCTTGCAAACCGATCGTTTCCAGACTCTCGTTAAGCGTGCCCCATTTGTTTTGCAGCTTCTCAGGAAGAGCGATGCGGTCCAAGGCACGACGCAAATCCTCGTTGACGCTGGCCAGAGCCACGAACGAAGACAGCAGAGTGCTACGGCCCAAAGTATCAGTCTGAGTGCCAAAGGTGCCCATCAGGAAGTTGTACTGGCTGGTAGCCAATGCAAAGTCATTGGGGTTGGTGGAGTTGGGGTCCACCATCAAATCTTCGACCTTGAGATTTTTCGTCACATGGTCGTACAGGCGAGAAGCTTCCAGCAACACATTGGTGTTGAATTTGGCTTCGGTAGCCAATGCTGCCAAGGTGGACAAGAAGGTACTTTGCTCTGCCCCAGCCATGGCAAAACCGTGAGCCTTGGCATTGTTAAGCACCAGAGCCGACAGGTTCTGGGCATTTCGCACCTGAGAGTAATTTCCGGGCGAGTTGACAATGTGGGTAGGGATGTCCTGCAAAAGCGCCATAGCGGCCTGACCCAGGGCCTGGATGCGTCTATTCTGTTGGACGCTGTGCTTGGCAATACCCGTCACTCCGGCTGCCTTCACCGAAGGAGACAGTTCCATGATCATGGCACTGTTGAACATCAGGTTGCTGAACATGTCGTTGCCGACAGCAGGCACTTCCACCCGACCCCAAATCAGTTGCTTGATGCTATGCACTACCTTCTGAGCCAAACGAACCAGAGGGGATGCCTCGGTACGCTTCATGGCACGGACCAGCTTCTGATTGGTCAGACCCCAGGCCATGAATTCATTCAGTGCCTTGGTGCGAGCCGTGGCCGAATCCAAACCTGAATCCTGGTTGTATTCCTCAATGGCAGCCACAGCATTGGCGTAAGCCGTGCGGGTTTCCACATCGGTAGCAGACAGGTTCGGACCCATCTGCATGAATTGGGCCATCAGCTTCTCCAAGTTGGAGATTGCATGACGCACAGCCACGCCCCTTTCACCCAGGTCTTGACCAGAGTAATGAGCGTACAGTGTGTCGATGGTGGCAGCATGAACCAGTTCGTGAACCAAGGTCTCTGAAGAACCGTTGGCCACAAACACCGTCTTGCTGTCCGTGTGGGTCCAACCACCAATGCTGCCTTCCAGCAAAGCCTGAGCATCGGTCTCAGACAGCTTGGCCATCTTCCTGTCAGCGATGTACTTCAAGAGTTGGGTGGGTGTGCCAGTGATGACCTTGTAGCCACGGGAAGTCAGGACACGCAACACCTGAGTGAGAGCATCCATCTGGCTCTCGGGGATCTTGATCATCTTGGCCAGCTTACGCAAAGCGGTCAGAGACAGCGAACGGACACCCGACTTGAGTTCAGTACCAGCGCCTTCAAGGTCTTTGGAAATTTCTTCCGAGGTCTTGGAGGTTTTTTCATTTTCCTTCAGCTTGGCGAACTCTTCTTCGTAGATCCTGTTCAGTTCAGTCAGGATCTGTTTATCCGTCATTTGCGAACCATCCAAACCACCTTGGTGATTGTGGGGGGCTCCTGCCGAAGCCATCTGGTCCACAGAGAGATTGAACTTAGAGATAGCCCGATGACGTGCTTCCACGCTCAAAGCACCCATCTTGACCCGCCGACCCAGATTCTGCATCTCCCCCCGGATGACTCCCATGATGTCGAAATCCAAGTCTGAAGATTCCTCATCAATACGGAAGACACGGGCCAGATCGGTGATCGTCTGGGTGCTCAAGTTATCCAGATCGGCATCGGTCAGGAAGGATTGGTACATCTCGCTGACAGCAGCCAGAGGGTTACCTTGCCAGGATTCCCAAACAGCTTGGTTGGCTTGTCGGCTACCCTTTACCACTTGATCCAAAGCGATGTTCATACCGTCGAACACCTTCAAGGTTTTGGTTACCCCATCTTCCATGGTAGCCAGGATCTGCATCATCATGCCGTCACCTGTACCAATGGTCAGGTAAGGAATGCCTGACACACCAGAGTTGGCCGGACCAGGAATGAATGCTTCCACTCGTGCTTGACCGTCAAAGTCTGAAGTGATGCGAGAGTTGTTCTCCATCACCGACTGCGACCCAGCCACGAAATAGGTTTGTACTGCGGTGCGAACCAAAGGGGAAAGCTGAGACAGGGGGCCGAACAGTTCCTTGATCTCCTTGGGAGAAAGGAAATCGTTTTGCTTGTAGGACGGATCGGCTTTTTTACGGGCAGCAATCTTGTCCAGCAAAGCACGTTGGAAAGCATCAGCTAGAACCAGGGAGTGAACCTGGGTGGCGTCACGGATCATCTTGGAGCCGGTGCTCAAACCTGCACCAATGGTCTCACTGATGCCAGCACGCATCGGATTGACGAACAAGTTCAAGATGTTGTCCGTCATCGTTTCGATTTGGCTCGACGAGAAAGTAAAGGTCAGGGGATTGACGTTACGCAGTTGTTCGAAGTTCTCACTTTCCTTCACAGCCCAGTAATCAAACTTGGCGTTGTAGTAGGTGGAACGAGCCGACAAAGCATTGATAGCAGCCAGGAATTTCCTAGCTTCTGCCGCAGCCAGTTCAGGCGTGCCACCGAACATGGCTTGAGCCAAACCCATGTCTTCGTGCCTTTCCATCTTGGAAAGTGCTTCGGACATCTTGGCGTAGATCGCTTCAGACATCAGAGTGAAGACCTTGCCTGCAATACCTTTGGCACCCGAGCCATAGACGGTGATGGTCAGGGGGTTCTTCATAGCATTACGATCAATCGCCAAATCCCTAGCTTCGTTGAGCTTGGCTCCAGAAAGGAATTTGCTGAGCAAGAAATCCAAGTGGCTCAAGTTTTCCTTGGGCACCGAATTCCTCTTCTTCTTGTCTTTGTGGTTGGCGAACATCTCGATGTTCGACTTCAGATAGGTCTGAGAATCAGCCATATTGATGGCTGCTTGCTCATACGTATCTACGTTATCCGACAGACGATAGTCGTTCATGGTTTGGTCATGACGACCAATCCACAAACCACCCTTCTTCATCACGTTCACCCATTCAGCAGTAAATTCACCCACCGACATGAGCATCATGGCGTTGATCGGGCCGTTGGTCACACCGTCAGCTTCCACGTAGAGGAAGGTTTTGAACTTGGCACGACCTGCCTCGTCCATGGCTTGGTAGCGAACATAGTCCATCAGGGCATGCATCGCCACTTCAGTCACTGGGCCACCAAATGCTTCACGCAGATTGGCGATCATGTCCTCGGTGGCTTGGCCGCTCTCTTGCCATGCACGCACGCTGTCCAGAGCACGAACCATGGCAGGCTTAGCCAGCATCTTCATGAGTTCTGCTTCGCTATGGATCAAGGGCTTGGTGTGGACCTTGATGCCCACAGCTTGAGCCAAGCCCAACATCCACATCTTGTAGCCATCACCGGTCTTGTCGTTGAGATCCAGTGTCGATTCAGTCGGCAGCAAAGCCTCACGTACCAGCTTGCTGGCTTGAGGACCGAATGCACCCAATTGCTGCATCCGGGCAACTCGGCTCATGTTGTAGTTGAAACGAACGTCAATCTCTTCCGGGGTCAGACCCAGGAATTCAGCACGAGCCGTCAATTGGACATACAGCTCGTTGAGACGCCTGAAGGCATCCAGACGAGTCTTGATCTGGCCACGCTTGGTTTCCAGATCATTGACGTTGGTGTTGTTCTCATTGACTTGACCAGGACCAAACAAAGCCGTGATCCCCTCTTCACCCAAAGAGGTGAAGAAGTCGAACATGATGGTGTTGAGACGGAAAGGCGTAGCAGCTTCGTTTTCCAAAGCCTTCATCTGTTCGGGTGTATTGCGAACGTAAGGGTTACGCATCTGGGTCTCAGGCACACGAGGACGTTCCCGATCCAAGAAGAAAGGTTTCTCAGGTTCGCTCAGGATGATCTGATCCAGAGCATTCGGGTACTTGAAGTAAGGCTTCTTGTAATCCAGTTCGGTCACGGTGTAGGTAACCAGCGAAACAACCTTCTCCTTCACCATGACGGGTTTACCGTCTTTCAAAACAGGCTCACCATCAACCATTTTTGGAGTCTCTTTCAGCTCCAAACCTGTGTGTTCATCATTGACCGAATAGAGCTGGCCAGTGGAGTTGAACTTCAAAGTCTTGCGGGTGAGCACACCATCTTTGATCATGGCACCGATCAGTTCCAAGGCAGCATTCATTGCAATGCCGTCAGAGTCCCCAAGCAGTTGATCATTCTTACCTTGTACGCCCCAATAGGATTTGATGCGTGTAGCCAGATCATTGACCAATTGAAGGTTGGTCAAACTGCCCGACAGCATTTCGAAGACGTGAGAAGAGACTTGGTTCTCATCAATGCCCAAAATCTTAGAAGCTTCGCGTTCATCAAAGGATTGGGGAGACTGTTTCTCACCTTGCAACAACCATTGCAGACCAGCCATGGTCACAGCATCCACAAGGTTCTCGTTGTACTTCAGAGTGCGAACGCCATTGACCACAACTTCTTCCGTCAAAGACAGAGCACGCAAGTTGTCAAAGCCCAGGATGTCATTGACCTTGCCCTTGTCGTTAGGCGTCCCATTCAGCAGCTTGCGAATACGATCCTTGTCCGTCTTCTCCTTCTTACCTGCCACGAGGTCTTGAAGGTTCTGGTTCATGTTCTGCTTCCAGCTTGCAGCAAAACTCAACAGATCGTCATAGCCTTGACGAATCTCTTCATCCAGTTTGACAGTCGGATTAGAACCAGTGGCCTTAACAAAGGCAGCGGCATTGGTCAAAGCATCACGAACGAACTCCACTGCATTGGGCACACCCAGCAGACGAGACATGTTTTTGGTGTCCACACGGTAAGCCGTCCAGAAACGGTTAGGCATGTGGGCACGATTGATCAAGCCAGAGAAAATCTCAGTCAAAGACTTCTTACCCTGATTGATCTCAGCAACTTCAGTTGCATCATCCTCTTCTTCCAGAACCTCGGGCTCTACCTTGGCTTCAGGCTTGGATTCTGTCTTGGCCTTGGCAGCGTTCAGACGCTCTTGCTCACCCAAAGACAGTTCTTTGTCCTTGGTAGATTCAACGGCCTGTTCCACCACATCTTCCGGAATGGTGCGAGCATCTTCTTGTGCATCAATCTCAGCTTGGTTAGCAAGAGCTGCTTCCCATTCTTTGGCCATGGCTTCGTCCAGGTCCGACTTGCCGCTTGACGCCATGTATCCGCGCACGTCAGCCACTGTCATCTTGAAACTCTTGTCGTAGCGGATTGGCATGACGATGCCGACCAGGTTGTCGCCTTCCATGACGCGCAGTGGCCCGCCCAAGTCCTTGGGGTTGGCGGTGAAGGTGACGCCCTTGACCTTGCTGTGGAAATAGCGGGCGTACTTGAGGTCGATGCCAACAAGTTCACCCTGCACATCAAAGAACAGGCGCCCAGACTTCGCATCATCAATCACAGCCAGAGGATCGGCCTTTACGTGACTGTTGTCCGGGAAGCCATCACGCACTCCCGCCATGCCCAAGACGCGATCTATCGTGCTGGTTGTCAGGTTCTGGAGAACGCCTTTGCGCGATTCCCAATTCTTGAGGTGCGGCGGGGTTCCGGTCACGTCAATAAAGTGGCCGTTGGTATAGACGGTCTTGCCGTGCCACTCTACCGGGTTCGACCAGTTATCAATGCTGGCTGGCGTTGGCTTCTTGGCCAGCACTGACTGGCTGGGCATCTCGAAGCTGTCTTGGTATGCCTTTTGCTTGGCAGTCTTGGCGGCTTCTTCACGCGCCTCAGCCTCAGCTTCCTCACGAGTGTATTTTTCAGCAGCTTCGTTTTCCAAAATGTTCATTTGAGCATCAAGAACATCGAAGGTAGCTTCTTCGTCAGGGGTGCGTTTATCCGATTTTTGTGTCAGAGCACCCAACTCATCATTGAGCTTTTCGGGGTCCATCTTGGCAGCTTGGGCAGGCGTGTACTTAGACTTGCCTTGAACCGGATCGGCTTCGACCTTGGCCTCAGCCTCAGTTTCCTCACGACCTTGAACTGGATCAGGAGTGATCTTGGCACGGTTGACTTCAAGAACAGACGGGGCAGCAGGAGCAGGGGTAGCAGCAGTCTCGGCTTGCTTGTTCTTGACGCTGGAAATGGCATCCGGCAGCAACACACGGGGAGCCAAAGCCACTTCCAATTCAGGGTAGGCCGTAGCCATGGCATTGGCGATCTTGCGAAGCGTGTCGGCTTCACGTTCAATGGCCCGAACCATACGCATCGACTTCGGTGCATTGGGATTCACCCACACCGTTTCGGCAGACTGACCAAACTTGCCAGGAGCAAGACGAGCTTCGTAATGCACACCAGACTCACGAGTGTGAACACCTTCATTGAAGTGCTGTGCCACAGCCCCGACTTTGTTATTCATGTGAGTGACGAACTCCATGAAGTTTTCCAAAGCCGCCTTGGCCTGCTCAGGCCGACCCAGACGCATAGCACCCAAGACTTGATTGGTGTACGACAAAGCCGAATCGTGATCCTTCTTGCGAGCCTTTTCCTCAGTGAGGATGTCTTGGCTCACGGTGAAAGGAACGCCATCCAAACCCATGTAGTTGCCGGAAGAATGTGCATCCTGTACAGCCTGCAACAGACCTTCGGCCACCTTCAAAGCACGCAATTGCTGCGGGGGGATGTTGAGCAAACCCGCTTCAGCATGCTTGAGGATTTTTTGGGTCATCTCCAAGTTGCCACGATCCGGGGCAATCTCGGCCATCATCAAGTTGTCTTGAACAGCTTTCTGACCTTCAGGCGTTGCCAAAGCAGCTTCACTCAGATCAACGGTCTGAGGGGTTGGCACTTTGGCCATTGACTCCATGATCTTGTTGTTGGCCTGGATCAGGGCAGGAGACTGCATGGCACGAGCCACAGCATCATCCACTGCACGCACAGCCAACACCGTAGGATGATCCTCAGGCATCGCTTCCCAGGCAGCAGGATCGGAATCCACCACCTGATTGAAACGGGTGATTTGGTCGTTCAAGGCATAAGCCGAAGCCAAGAAGTCTGGGTCCGTTTCCGGATCGAGATTACTGACCACAACCGACATGCGTTGGATGGCCTTGACACGGGTATTGGCATCCCCCACTGCCTCAATCAGGATCTCAGGTGCGCCTGCCTGGACCAGCTCAGTGGGATCGAAGGCCACAGCCTGAACCAAAGAACGAACGTACTCGCTGTCAGCTTCAGGCACAGCAGCCATGACTTCAGGAGTCATGGCAGTTACTGAGGCGTCGATGGCATCATTGACCCGAGTTTGAGAAACTGGCGAAGCTGCTTCGTTCTGAGCCACCACAGCATCAGCCCGTTTCTGCAAGAAAGAGCCAGCAGCCTTAGCAGCCTTACCAATGGCTGCGCCAGTGTCAGCAACAGCGCCACGAGTCAGAGCAGGGCCACTCATTGCGCCAGCAGTACCAGCACCGTACAGAGCACCCAGGCCCATGGTCTCACCCACACCAGCAGACATGGAACGGTTGGGGTCCACGGTGGTTTGAATGCCTGTGTTCACCCCCAGTTGTTCAGAGGCAGATTGCAAGCCTTCTTCAACGGTCTCGTTGCGAACGTTGCCCATGGCAGTACGCAGACCCACCTTGGCCAGAGGATCAGCTTCAAACTTGGCCACCAGTTTGCCCAGCAGCATCGAAGCAGGACCGGCAATGGCAGCAGCTTTCAAACCAGCTTCGTTCTCCAACTGGTATTTTTCGTCTTGGGTCAGATCGGTACGGTTGGCCAGAGCAGCTTGAGCTTCCTGAGCAGCTTGGGTGCGAGCACCACCAGCACCTTGCAGACCGATGGCACCCATGGTGCCGACTGTTTGAGAAACGCCAGCACCCTTGCTGATGGCCTTGCCCAAAGGACCGATACCAATCATGGAGCCTACGCCTTGAGCCACACCAGACAGCAAGGTCTGGGAGTCAGACGAACCCACAGTGACTGCATCAATCACATCGGTGCCGATGCGTTGCAGAGAAGAGACCAGTCCACCGCCACGTTGGTCATGCTGCAAAGTGGTATCACGTTGAGCCAGCTTCAGGATGTCGTTTTGGACCTCACGACGGTCGTTCAGAGATTCCGATTGCAAGCCGTGCGAGTAGTCATTGAACTGATCCAGCAAGGAAGTCATCGAGCTGGCAGCTCGGGCACTGTACGGCGACACGGCCAGAGCAGCGAGGTTGCCTGCTGAGTTGACGACAGCCGAGCCTACATCGTTCACGGTATCGTCAGCCATGTCCAGAATGGAGCGATCACCTGTGCGTTGACGGTAGATCTTGTTCCCAGCATCAACCATGCCTTGTGAGAACTGTTTGGCCACATCGGGACCGTACTTCACATCCAGTTGGATGGGAGCCAAGGTAGCCAGATCACGCTCGATTTCGGTAGCACTGTAGCTACCATAGCCCTTCTGACCAATCAGAGAAGCATTGCGGTAATCCTGGGCAGTAGGCATTGCCATGGACTGTTTCTTGGCATCTGCTGTCGCAGCCACTTCTGCACGCTTTGCAGAAGGATTAGCTGTATAGAAGTCGAGCATCTTTTGAAAATCGTTAGCCATTTGATGTCCTAAACCTGACCATAAGTTGGTGGTAACTTTACCATGCAAAAGACAAACAGCCCCGAGAGTGGGGCTGTTTTTGAGTCTGTTGGTTTAGCGTTTTGGCATGAAGTCCTGAATGTTGCTGAACTCACTGAACTTTTGGTTCAGAGCCAGAGTTCGCATCTTGATGAGGGCATCCATTTGGGCAAGGTAAGCCTTGGCATCTGGATACTCAACTGCCCTTGCTGCAAGTGCTGTTCGCTGTTGTTCCAACTTAGACAATTCAGTAGCTTTGTTTTTCAAAGCCTGAATGTTGGCATCAATGTCTTCGTTAGCCAAAACAGTATTGGTGATTTTTCCAGATTTGGCCAAATCCACCGCAGCCTTCAACTTCTCATCTTTCAGAACATAGCTTTCACCCGCATCACGGGATTTGAGACTGATGCGACTCCAATATGGAGAACGACGTTCCACGGTTTGAGAAACCAATGCGGCTGCTGCGGCTGCATTGAAACCAGTAGAACGCTGAACTTCGCTGATCACATCCAAGACCAAAGGTGTATCCAAACCTTCCAATACACCGCCCTTGCCGGTAATTTCATTGGCCACCTGGGTCGGAGGCCGTTGATCATTCATGTTGCTCTTGTACGCAGCCGCCACACCGTAAGGGTCATTCGCCATTTTGCGTTCAGAAGAACCCAATTCAGCACGCCCAGCCAATCGAACAAAATCTTCACCTGTGAAGTCTTGAGGAATCAGAGAAGCACCTTTGGCTGCGGTTGTCAGTTGTTGGGCAGGAGTTGCGTCGGCATTGGCAGCAGGAATAACCGGAGTACTTGTATTGGCATTAACAGGTGGGACTTGATTAGGAACTTGACCAGCTTGTGCTGTCGCAACTGGAACAGTTAGTTTACCCGAACCCGTCATGTACTGCAATACTGAACCAAGAAGACCGGCAGGTCCAGGCATCTTGGACAACGATACGTTTGCATTGTTGATCACACTGCCCACAGTGGAAGGTTGGCCAGGAACTTCGGGTTTGGCAGCAACCCGAGGAATTGGCGTCAGTTTCATACCAGGAGGCACACTGGCGCCAAAACCGAAACCAGGGGTGGCTGCGTTGGTTCCAGCGTAGCGACTGACTGATGTATCCGGTTGAGCAGCCTGAGCCACAGCAGGGGCAGCAACAGGACCGCCACCTGGACGGGCAGCAGCCGCCAAAGCAGCAGCAGGAGCAGGTACACCAGCCGACCCAGCAGCGGTACCAAAGTACCCGTTTTGCTCCATCCTGGCATAGATGTCGTTGCCCAGTTCACCCTTGAGAATGTCAGTACGAGCCTGTTCCCAAGGAATGTCCTTGTAGTACCCAGGGGTGGAATTCTTCAGACCAGCCCAACGCTTCTTCAAGTTTCCATCTTTAGATTTCTCGTAAATGGCTTTGGCAATCTTTTCCTGATTCTCAAAGTTGAAGGGTTGGTTCTGCCAATCTGGCCCCAAAACATCAGGACCAAAATCATTCAGAGTTTCTTGGGTAATTTGGAATGCACCCGAAGCTGAACTACCCTTGTCGGGGGGATTACCGAACTTGCCCTTGTTACTGGGAATCAGCACTTCACGACCGTGCTGAATCACTTCTCCAATTTTCATCTGGGACACAGGACGAGCTGAACCAGCCCAACCCACCACAGCATCTTCGGGACGACCATTACGGGTACCTGCACCAGTCAGTTCGGTATCGCTGTAGGGCTTGGCCTCATAGGCAGGGCGACCAGCCATGATCCTTTGGGCTTCACCACTGATGATGGATTCGGGCATCGAGGCAGAGAATCCCAATGCAGCATCGGCACCAAAGAGCTTGCCGTAGCTGTCCCCAAGACCTTGAATCACACGAGTGCGAACATCGGTAGGGAGGGTTTTAATGTAATCCCGAATCAATTTAGGATCGGTTCGGTTCTCCTGAATGAAGCGAATTCCCTCATTGGCAGCAATGTCCCATTCACGGCCTTGTTCTTTACGATCGTAAGCGATGTCAAATCGACCATCCGTGATGACACGGCGGTCTGCACTGTAGTTGGCATCAGCCAAACCACGTTCATTGACGGCTGTGTTCAACAGGTCACCCACTCGACCTTGGGCAGAGTTCAGAGCCTGGGCACTGACACGAGAGGGGTCCACCTGAGAACCAATGATCCCATTAGCCAACGCATTCTTGAGTTGAGTGGGATCTTGGTACCGAGAAACTTGCTGTGCGATCTGTTGATTGGCGATGTCTTGTTGGGCATCGTCAAAATTGGTCAAGCCAGTAGAGATGTTCTTACCTGCATTTTCCAACAACTGGGACGCAGTACGAACACCACCAATGGCTGTGGAGAAGTCGGGGGCAGCTACTTGCTGCCAAGTCAAACGAGCCATGCTTGCTCCCTTATGCCAAACGGTTACGATCAATCTCGCTCTGGACCTGAGCTTGAGACTTGCCTTCCATCACACCACGAACATTGCGTTGGTCCTCCAAAGCAGTGTTGTAAGAAGCGACGGTGTTCTTGTAGTTCTTATCAGCCATTGACTTGCTATAGTCAAAACTTTTGTTGGCCAATTTGTTGGACTGATAAGCCCCATACAGATTGCCCAAACCCATCAAGCCACTCAGGCCCAATTGAAAGGTGGGCAGATTCATACCGAATCCGTTATCGGTCACCTTAGGGGCATTATCCAGGGCACCACCGGAATAGCGAGTGAGGTCATCAATGTAAGCACGAGAGTCAAAGCCGGTGCTGAAGCCAGGAATAGAGCCTTGGTCGAGATTGAATGTACCTGAACCAAGAGAAGAAAGATCCGACGCCATGGGTGCTTGCATGGAGGGGATCTGAAATGCACCCGTACCCAAAGTCGGATTCGGATTGTTGTACATCGCAAACTGGTTGGCGATGGGATTTTGAGTGAAAGGAGGCATGTTGTTCCTTTAGGTATTAGGTAGGTTCAACGAGAGGTTAAGAGAAGTGAACTTCTCAATCATGTTCAAACTAAGTTCAGCAATCTCACTGCCAGTGAGCAATGTACGAGTCAAGAACATGTCTCGGTTTTCGTACCTGACTGCCGATGCAAGAGCAACCTGAGCAGGGTCAACACCCGATGAGCCAACCAGCTCATTGAGAGCCTCTTGGATCTCATTGGTCTTCTCATTGTATTCGTCCATCATGGTCTGTGTCTGGTTCACGATGTCCATTGTGTCTGCCTGGATCACATTGGCATAGGTGTTCATCACAGATGGTGTGAGCTTCAACAGGTTGTCGGCTCTGGTCAGGGAGTTGTAATCCATCGTGAAGCCGTTGCCAGCTTGGTAGCTGGTCGCCATATTCATGGCCATGACAGACAGGATCAGACCAACGATCTGACCCATTTTGTCACCCAGCACAGCCACTGAGGCTTCCGTGATGATGCGAGCCACCAGCATGGCAGCGATGGCATTGATGATGGCACCTACCACAATAGCAGTTACCCCAGCGAGACCAACAGCCGCACCCACAGCAGCATTGGTTCCCAGAATGCCTGCTCCACCAGCAGCGCCCCCAGCAGGGGGAAAGAAGATGGACACCACGATGATGATGATCACCAGCAGAATTTGAAATGCCCCAGTCTGATACCACTTCTGCTTTTTCTGCACATAGCAGTTGAAGACAATGAAAGCATTGGCCGTAGCCATTTGAGTGGCATCAATCAGATTGGTGCGTTTGAAAATGGCATCGTGCAAAGGAATAATGAAGCCGGTTTCATCTGAATCACTCAAAGCTGAACGTGCTGTAGTGACCACCGATTTACCAGCGTAGATTCGATTTTCATGCCGTAAGCCGAAGATATGCATCTTCTTCCAGCGATTATTGGTTTCTTGCCAATTGATCACCAGTTTGTCAGTTTCGACATTACGAGTACGCCAAGACCGCATACCCGTAGATGCATCAGTATCGGTTTCCAGTTTGGGCAACTCAATGATCGGTTCCAGTTCAATCCAAATATCACCAGCTTTGGCATCAGGTTTGATCAAACCTGTACCCGTGGTTTCATACTGGGTATTCCAATTGATCGTGATATTGAAATTGATGTAATTCTGTTTGGACGATGCAATTTGAATTGAGTTACTGGGCATCGCCGGATAGGGGATGCGCACAGGTTCAGTTGTGGGGCGTGAACCAGTAAAGGTAAAGGAATGGTTGGCCCCCTCAGACCAGGCTTTCCAAGCCAGCTGAGAGGCGTGAGCAGCCATCCACTGGTCGTGGAAGTCCTGCCATACCACTTGACCATTGTTTACTTGGTTCTCCGTCATGGCTGTGAAGAACTCATAGATGTAGCGACGACATGCTATTTCCTCAACGTTGAGGCTGACCCCAAACATCACATAGGCATAGTCGATGTCTCCCAAATTGGGATTGTCTGAAATGGAATCCACCAGATCATCAAAGCTGGCCCCAATGACTCGTTTCAAAGCCCGCTTGCTAGGTTTGTACAGAGGTGCGTAATTTGTAGAAGAAACAAATTTGTTGGCAATCCGAATGGGAATGAAAGGCACAAAACCACCAAAGGACGAACCACTGTTGAACAGGGCATCCAGTGTGGGATTACCAGAATTTTGACGGTACATGAAATACCGACGCTGATACCGAATCACATTCAACGTGGGATCAGTATCCGGAGGAACCGGAGCAACTTCCTCAAAGTCCACCTCAGAATAATCGCAGACCAGATATAAAGAACCAGGATCAAAATCCACTGGGGCGAATGTGGAGGTTGTAGCGTCTTCGTAGGTGACCGTAATCAGGTAAGGTGCTACCGTGATTTCAGCAGTCCATTCCGTACTGAATTGATCTGGACGATTTTCAAGAACATGCTTTTCAGCCCACCACAGCCAATCAGCTATGGCGATTTGGGTGGAAGCCACATCGAGAAATTCGCCCTCTTCCAGGGTGATAAAGGGTTTGACGATCTCGGCATCTACGGTCCCACTGACGGCAAGCTGTGAATCCACAGTACCAATGAGATCGTAGTAGCCACTATTGGAAGCCCAGTTGTCAAAATTGCGAATCTTGATGGCTGGACCTCCTAAGTAAGAGTTCGTGATATGTCCTGAAATAGAACTGGCATTGCCTGTAATGGCACTGGCTACCGTCGTCTTGAGGAAGTTAGGACGCTTGGCCTCATCTCCAGCAAGGTTGTAGGCTACCGATGCCACAGAAGTGACAGTCTTTCCAGAAAAGAGTCCCATATCAGTTCAACCCGTTTTTGGTCTTGACCTTGGCCAGCAGCAAATCAATGTTGGCATTGGTGAAAGCAGTC